ACGATCAGGAGGTTTGGAAAATGAAAGAAAGAGCATTTTCACGCGCTCCGGTAGTACTGGGGCAGGAAGACGCGACCCCGGAAGAACTGGGGCAGGCGAGCGCGGAGAAGAGCATTATTTCAGAAAGGAAAAAAAGAATTCGCTGGTTCTTTTTGGTAACCTTGCCTAATTTCTTTGATCCGAACCCGACTCGCCGGCAAAAGCGCATGGCTGTGGAATTGTTGTACCAAATCTCCGAAGGTATTCATGCCATGTTTGAAAAATTGAACAGCATTGACGATTCGGTCGTGACTTCAATCAGGATGGAAAAACTATGAAAGAGCATCCGATACTGTTCACGGGTGAGATGGTGCGGGCGATATTGGCGGGGAACAAGACTCAGACACGGAGAATCGTTCGCGGTCAAGAGCATTTTGACAAAACCGTTGACCTCACCGGTGCGATCCCTGAAACTCGCGGGAAGTATGAATTTCTAAGGCTTGCAAATAAGGATGAGTTTGGTGGTTCTATTCACAATCCTTACGGCGTGCCTGGTGATCAACTGTGGGTGCGGGAAACGCACGCTTACGAGTTGTGGCCTTCTGAATTTGGGGATATGCCGGCACGAAATGATTGGCGTCCGATCTTCCATCAGGTTCCGGAAGATATCGACGATGAAGAATTCTGGCTGATCCCGCATTACCGGGCGACGGACCCGGAGCCTGAACTGTGCTATGACGAGCAACCAAATGGTGAGCCGTGCTGCAAGTGGCGACCATCGATCCACATGCACAGGTGGGCGAGCCGCATCCAACTCGAGGTGACGAAGGTGAGGGTTGAGCGGGTGAGGGATATCAGCGAAGAGGACGCGGTGGCTGAAGGTCTCAGGGCGGATGAACGCGGCTTTTATTCTGGTACTGAGAAGAAGAACCGCTTCTACAGCAAATCGGCAAAGGAAACCTACCCGCTGCTGTGGGATTCGATCAACGGCAAGAGCCATCCCTGGGAGAACAATCCGTGGGTGTGGGTGATCGAATTCAAGGTGCTGGTCCCGGAATATCTGAATTTAGCGGTGAAACAATGATAATTATTTTGGTTGATCTACGAATGAATAATGGTCATGTTCTCGCTCTTTTAGACGAGGACGGCAATATTGCACAATTCGATACCTTGAAAAGTGCAAGAGATTGCAGAAGAAATCATCCTCTGAATATGTATCCCTGGCTGTTTGTGGATATGGACAGTTGTGAGGTGATTGATGACCATTGAGTTCACATCGAAGCTGATCAGAACACTCAAAGGGGCGCCGCTGTCTTGTCTTCTGCTGCTGCGGCTGGCCGGGCAGCCTGTTACGGCTGAATATCTGGAGCGCAATTCGGGCTACTCGGATAAACCGGTGCTGGCGGCACTGCGTCTGCTCGAGGAGTACGGGCTGATCACGCACAATGAGCGCTACGCCTGGCAGATCGCGGACGGGGTCACTCAACTTCCTATGATGAATGCGATCGAAGAGCCATCCGAGCCGGCAGAGGAAGAAATCGCTGCTCAAACGCCCCGCCCCGTTTCGGATGTGCAAGAGCAGCCCATCTTCATGGGGCTCGCAAAGAACGCTCGGAATTTTTCCGAGTCGGAATTATTCCGGGTCCCCTCTAGTAGTAGATCTTTAATACTAGATTCTAAAGAACTAGAAGTTAAAGAACCACTACTAGATAAGGGTGATGCGGAAAAACTCCGGGTCACCACGCCCCGTTTCGGCCAAGAGCAAGATCAGCCTCACGGGGTTCGCGAAGATCGCTCAGATATTTTCCGGGTCAAAGAAGTTTTGGCGGCATGCGATGCGGCGGGTATCCAAGAGCCGAAGCGGTCCATATTGAGCAGGCAGGAGAATGTCACGGCGGCGCTGATCCGGTATCACGTGCAGACTGCGAAGAACATCGGAATGGCCATTTACCGGATCGAACACGGCTGGAAGATCCAAAAGGGGTGGGAACCTTCNNGGGTGGGAACCTTCGGTTCTTTCAGCTTCAAAACCTTATCCAACCGTTCTTCGCGAGGAAGATTCTCCGCGCCCTAAGATCGCGGCGGAGGCAATCCGCGCATGGGAGACGGCAAAATCAGCATTGGAGGCGCAGCTCAGGCGTGTGGATTTTGAGACCTGGGTGAAGTCTGTGGAGCTGTACAGCTGCGAGGGCGGTGAGTATACGCTCAGGGCGGCGAACGAGTTTACGGCGCAGTGGATCGAGAAGAACGCGCTGGGGAGGATCAGGGATCTGCTGGGCGGCAACGTCCAGGTGAGAGTGAAAGGGAAGGAATAGAAATGGGTAATTATTTGATAATTGCGGAAAACGATAAAGCTGGTGCTGATTGGATCAAGGGAAAATCAATCAAACAATCACTATGCGTCATTGTGTCATCAGTGGAATTTTTGAGTTATATCGATTTATCAGAATTTCGCGTGATCTGCATCCCCGGTTGGCGGAAGAATCCTGAATTTGAAGCGATAAAGAAATTAATTGTGAACGAGTCTGGAGGAGGTTATGAGGATATTGAAGGTTCAAAGCACGAATATTCAATTCCTCCAGAGGATCTTGAGGCTGAAAAAAAACCTAAAGCTGTTTCACAAAATCAGGAAAATATCTCAAAGCTTTTGGCGATTATAAATAAACTGGAACGGCGCATCCTGATTTTACAAACCGCTATTTTTATATTCGGAGACGAAAATGAATCAGCCAAACAGATTTATTGCGCAACTCAGGAAGAGGGACGAGTGATTGATAACGAGATAAAAGGTATTGATTGGAGTTATTTGAATTCCGGGGAGCATTGAGTATGGGCCAAAACGATGTGAGGTGTCAAGGCTGCAATACGAAAATCGGCTGGCTGGCGGAGTATCACGGAATCGAACTGCTGATGATCGGTGACACTCCAACGCGGGAATGGCGGGGATTCTGTCCAAACTGCGGGAGGGTGATCCACTGGTCGATCAGTGACAAGTTCCTGGAGTCGCTCATCAAAAGGGCATCGAATCCGGCGAAATTAGAACAAAAAGACTAACACATTCGTACTGATTATGTGCTAGAATGTTGGCAACAACTTAGTAAGAGATGCCGGAGTTTATCGCCCGACGCGTAGGCCTGAAAGCCTATTGCGCGGGCGTTTTCGTTTTAACCGGCTGATATGGAAAAGGAGAAAAATTATGCTCAATGTTTTGGTCATCATGGTGGTCGTCATGGTCATCGCCTTCCTCATCGAAACTCTGGTCGAGTATCTGTTTGGCACTCCGTTTGAAAAAGTGCCAGTGTTGGCAAAGTTCAAATGGCTGCTGATGTACATCGCCTTGTTCATTGGTGTCTTGGCAGCGTTCTTATACAAACTGGACTTGCTCAATTTGCTTAGCCAATTTCTCTCAGCCATTACAGGCACAACCACAATTATTGCAATTACTCCATTTGGCATTATTGTGACGGGCGCCGCGATCGGCAGGGGAAGCAACTATATCCATGACCTGTATAAGAGGTTTTTCACCAAGCAGGTGATATCGGATCTTGAAGATCAACCTGCAGGGTAAAGCTGATGGAACAGTACATCCTTCCAGCGGTACTTGGCCTAGTGGGTGTAATTGCAGGCGCTCTGATCACGAGCGCCTCGCAGCGTAAGAAGGTCCAGGCAGAGGTGGATAAAGACCAGGCCGATGCCAATGAGGTGATCAGGAAAACAGTCATGGAATTGCTTGAACCCTTGAACAAGAAGATCGATGTGCAAGAGGATGAGATCTCCAAACTGAAGGTCGAACTTCAGGATTGGAAGAACTGGGCTTATGCACTGGTCGAACAGTTAAAGAGTTTGGGCTGCCATGAGCCTGTTCCATTCAAGAGTTCAAAGGGTAAGTGATGAGATGCCGAAGTCTCCGAAGAAACCGTGTCAGTATGGTGGCTGCTCTGAACTGGTTGAGCATGGGTACTGCGAGAAGCACAAGGGTGCTGCCGCGCAGGCGCATGATCCGCACCGGGAATGGCAGGAGCTGTATAACACGCGTCTTTGGAGGCGCATCCGCGAGCGTCAGCTGGCGCGTGAGCCGTGGTGTGCAGAGTGTTTGCGCGCGAACATCTACACTCCAGCCACTGAGTGCGACCACGTTAATCCACACCGGGGAGATAGAACGAAGTTCTTTCGAGGTCCCTTCCAATCATTGTGCAAAGTATGCCACTCAAGAAAAACAAATCAAGAGATGGGGAGGGGTGGCAAAAATGTTTGACACTCTCTCCTGTAAAGCGGGCGTGGCCCGCACCTTGAAAAAAATTCCCAATGTGAGAATTTCGGGGCATACATTTCAACGGACGGCTAATTATGCCAGCGCGTAAGCACGCGGCCTTGCTTCAGCGGCACTCGACCAAAGCAGAGATCAACGAACGACTTGCTGCTGAGGCGGCTTTGATCTCTGACCATGAGCTGCCGGAGAATGAGCCAGCTGCGCTGAAGAAGAACGCAGTCGCTGCAGCAACCTGGCGGCGCTTGATGCGTGAGTACAACCGGTTGGAAGCAAAACTGGTGGCACCGCTGGACCGGGATCTGTTGATCGATTACTGCTTGATCATGGCTCAGATTGAAGAGCTGGATACTATGCGAACCTCGGCCAAAGTGATGTGGGAAACGCTCTCTGAGATATTTCGGAAACTTCATGAATCTCAGGATGGCGACCCAGGGTTGGCTATGAAGTTAGCAGATAAAGTAATCGCAGCTTACGACCGGGTGCTGAAGCTGGATGCCCGGGTGGACGCAAAACGAAAGCTTGCATTTCAATATCGACAATCTCTGTTCATGACACCGAGATCTCGGACGGGTGTCAAACCGGATGAAGACAAAGATAAAGGCAGACCGGAAGATCCGTTTGAAAAGTTGCTCAACGATTCCGTCAATGAGTTTAGTAGTAATCCAGGTGGTTCGGGTGATGCTGCATGAAGAAGCTGACACGAGTCTTATTGGTGATCTTTTTCTTCCTCTGGATTGGAGGGGTCTCAATGTATTTTAGTGAGGCTCGGGCAAATCATGCGGTCCAGTTCTTTGAACTCCTGAAGCACACAAAAGGGAAGTTCTCTGGCGAGCCGTTCATTCTCTTTGACTGGGAAAAGAAGATCATCCGGGACGTGTATGGGACGCTCAAGGATGACGGGACCCGGCAGTACAAGTACGTATATGTCGAGCTCCCCAAGAAGAACGGGAAATCAGAACTCNNGGTGAAGCATCTGGAGAGGTTTACAGCTGCGCGGGTAACCGAAAGCAGGCTGCGATCATATTCGATGTTGCAAAGGACATGGTTGAGCAGGCTCCGGCGCTGATGAAAAGATCACGGGTCACCGGATCTGTAACAGGATCTGCGAAGGCGATCATCGATCTGAAAACAAGATCACGGTACGAGGTTTTGTCGGCTGAAGCTTTTTCAAAACATGGTTACTCAGTTTCTTGTTGCGTCTTTGATGAGCTTCATGCGCAGCCAAATCGTAAATTATGGGATGTGATGACCGCCTTCTCAGGTTCTGGACGTGAGCAGCCTATCTGGTGGGTGCTGACGACAGCCGGTGACGACCCGGACCGAGAATCGATCGGCTGGGAAGTTCATGAAAAGGCCATGAAGGTACTGGCAGACCCGGCGATTGACCCGACCTGGTATGTGGTGGTCTACAACTACGACGGCGATGATATCTACAACGAAGCAAATTGGTATAAAGCAAACCCCGGTCTGGGCCACAACCTGAAGATCGAAGATTTCAGAGAAGATGCTCTTCGAGCCAAAGAGAGCCCAGCCAATGAGAAGCTTTTCAGATGGCTGCGCTTAAACCAATGGCTGACAACAAAGTTGACCAGCTGGATTCCTCTCGAATTCTGGGATAGCTCCACGGGAGCATGGAACGTGAGCGAGCTGGTCGGAAGGGATTGCTTTATCGGCTTTGACCTCTCTTCTACCACCGACCTCACGGCATTGTGCGCGATCTTCCCGCCGCAGGGCGAGCAAATGGACTGGAGAGTTATTTGGAAAGCCTTCATACCCAAAGACAACATGCAGGAACGGATCGCCAAAGATCATGTGGATTACGACAAATGGGAGAAGGCTGGCTGGGTGATCCCAACGGCAGGCAACGTTATTGATTACACCGTCGTCAAAGACCAGATCCTGGAGTGGGCGAATCTCTACAAGGTGAAAGAAATCTCAGCCGATACCTCATTTGCGGCAATGTTGATCCAGGAGCTGGCGAAGCAAGATCTTGATGTCATCGATATACCGCAGCATTTTGCCGACCTGACGGACCCAATGAACACCGTTGAAACCTTCCTGAAGAAAGGTAAGTTGACCCACGAAAACAATTTATGCGCCAGGTGGTGCTTCGGAAATACGGCGATCGCGAAGAACGGCAACAGCCAGATCAAATACGTTAAAGAGCACAAAGGCGCGTCTGTGGTCAGGACCAAACGGATCGACTGCACAGCAGCAATGGTGATCGCGATGGCGAGAGCAAGATTTTATAAACCAAAGATTGATCTGAGCAATGCGGTCATGTCTGGAGAATACGGATTCTGATGAAGACAATTTTTAGATTTTTCGCAAACCATTTGGATGATCTCCTGATCTTTGCTGGCGCGGCAGCAATGCTGTATGCGACCTATCGATTGAGTTTGATCGCTGCCATTTACGTGTTGGGTGTGTTCTTGATCGGAGCTGGTGTTTTGATCGGCCTCGGCCAAAAAGGAAGTAAATCATGACAGTCGTTCGGAAGATCGTAAATTCAATGTTTCCAAACATCCCTGACACCATGACGCTGCCGCAGTTCATTCAGTTCAGCGGGATGAACAGCGTTTCTGGCCAGACTGTGAACGAGGACACGAGCAAGAGCGTGGCCACAGCTTACCGGGCGTTCAATGTGCTCTCGGATGATTACGCCAAAATGCCGCTGCAAGCATTTGTAAGTCGAGAGCCTGGAATCATAGAACGAATCAAGCCGGATGCCCAATCTCAAAACATTGCCTGGCTGCTTGAAATTTCTCCGAACCGGTACATGATCCCAATGGTCTTTAAAAAGACATTTTTAATGGGCACGCTGGTGCATGGAGCCGGTTTCATCTGGAAACCGATCCGACGGTTCGGCCAACGGAACGAAATGTTCTTGTTGAACCCGGCCACGACCTTCCCGGTATTTGATGTGAAAACCGGGGACCTCTGGTATCAGACGACCTTCAGCAGCGGGGACACCGAATACATCCCGGCGGTGGAAGTTTTTTCACTGATCATCAATTCAAAAGACGGGATCACCGGCCGGGGAATCATCTCTTATGCACGCGAAACAGTTGGGCGGCAATTAGGAGCTCATCAAACGATGGCGCGCTTCTATGCCCAGGGTTTGAATCCGGGCGGTTTGTTATGGGTGGATGGCGATCTGAATGCTGACGCCAAAAAGAAATTAAGAGATGCCTACTCCGAGCAAATGAGCGGGACCGAGAATGCCTACCGGTTGGCGGTCATGGATTCAAGGGTAACAAAATTTGAGCAGATCACCATGAAACTGGTGGATGCCCAGTTCCTTGAGACGATCCAGGCCACCGATGTGGATATCGCGAAGTTCTTTGGAATGCCGCTCTACAAGCTGAACATGGGTAAAGAAGCCTACAACAGCAACGAGCAGCAGAACCTGGACTATTTGAACACGACACTTGAGCCTTACCTGGTGCAAACCGAAGAGGGCGGTCGGGTGAAGTGGTTCTCTGAAGCAGAGCAAGGCAACACTTATTTGAGATTCAACCGGGATGTGATCTTGCGAACCGATGCAAAAACCCGGTCGGAAGTGATCTCGAAACGGATCCAATCGGGCGTATTGACCCCCAACGAAGGGCGCCAGATCGAAGATCTCAGCGGTTATGAAGGCGGCGACCTGCACTTTATCCCGGCAAATATGGCTGTGATCAATGCCGATGGGTCAGTGGCTGCTATCAGCAAACCCGATCCGAACGCGCCGGTCGATCCAAATAGTCAAAATGAAGGAGCGTAAATGGTGAAAAACAAAAATCCTGTACGAGTGATCGAAGGCACAATGGCGCCTTTCCAGCCTTTCTGGAATTTTCGGGATGCTGCCAAGAGTGAGAGCGGCGAGGTGGAGCTGGAGTTCTTCGGGCCGATCTCTGAGTATTCCTGGTGGGGCGATGAAGTGACCCCGGAATTATTCAAGAACGAGCTGTATCAAAAGGGCGGCGGGAACCCAGTCACTGTTCTGGTTAACAGCCCGGGCGGGGAAGTGATCGCCGCGAGTGTGATCCGGTCCATCCTGCAGGAGTATCCCGGCAAGGTGACGATGGATATCGTCGGACTGGCAGCCAGCGCGGCCACCGTTGTGGTCACCGGCGGGGACATGGTGAGAATGCGCGAAAGTGCCCTGTTCATGATCCACGATCCTTCTGGTCTGGCATACGGAAGCATCGACGAGATCAAGGCCTTCATCGACGTTTTGAAAACCGTCAAAGACACGATTGTCGATACCTACCAGACCAAAACCGGCATGGACCGCGA